AATCATGTTGAAATAGTGATCTATATCTCCAACTTGTTTAAGTTGCCACCCGTTTCCTTGCCTTCCGTCTTTTCCTGGACCTCTAGTAGATGCCTTTAACCATATTATACCTGTCTCTTCAACTGGTTCATTGTGTGTCTCATTCCATGCTTGAGCGTATGCTGCTAATTGTAAATAATATGAACTATGAACAGTATTAGACGTTTTAATATCTAGTAAATGAATTTTGCCATTTATTTTACATATAATATCAGCTGTACCAGCATATTCATATTCATCTGAGAATAGATGATATTCAGTTGCTATAAGTTCAGGTAAATTTGTATTCCAGAAATCGGCGAAACGTAATATCATTCTCCATATATCTAGATTGTACTTGGCGGAACCATTTTCGTCTATCCAAGATAATTCTTCTCCGTCAAGAAAGCTTTCAATGGCGTTATGTACTTGTGTACCTTCCCATGCTGCTTTTTGGGCGATGATTTCACTGTTATGACCTACATCTTTTAACCAATTATGGAAAAATTGGTTTTTAGGAAAATAATTTAATATACTAGTTATAGATGGGTAATATTTCTCATTACGTCTATAAAAACGTTGATCTAAAACGTTTATTTGTTTATTGTCATTACTGTATTCTACAACTCGTTTAATTTTTGGGTCTCGTATGATATTTGAGTTTTTTTCTATCATAGCATAAGTTTTTTATGTAACAAGTCAGAGAAAGTTAGTGGTTCAGTGTCTTGTATAATGTGGGTGAAATTTTTGAACCCCATGTCTGAGGGATCCTTGTCTTGCATGTCAACTAAATATACTTCTTTCCCATCACCCATAAGTTGTTGACAAAACTCTAACGCTTTTTTCTGTGCATCTTTATCCAACGCAATGTATATTTTCTTAACAGAAGATGTTACAATACGCTTCATAAGACTGGATTGTATATTCTTTCCGAATAATGGTATGGCGTTACGTTTGATTGCTATAGCGTCAAATGGGCCCTCACATAATACTAACGGGAGATTCCAGTTTATGAAAAATTCAAATGGAATTACATTACGTGAGGTGTTTGGGTTTTTATATTTTATCGGATTTTCCTTCTCGAAACTTCGCGCTGTAAAATAATTTAGTATACCATTTTCATCATATGATGGTACTATTATTCGGTTAGCATATGTTCCAGATTCACAATATCCTAGATTGTATTTTATAATGTCGTCCTCAGTTATACCACGTTTCTTGAGATATGAAAGAGCATGTTTAGCGATGACAGAGTTTGTTGGATTTGTCAGTGGTATAAACTCTTTAGGTAGGTGAGTTTTCTCAGTTGTAGCAGGTGTGGTATCTTGGGTGTCAATCTTAAGATACGACTTTAGCTCCATTATTTTTTCCTTGGGTGTATCTAACGCTTTAAGCAGTTGTACTAATTTTTTACCTCGCTTATCGCACGCCCAACAATGCCATGGATTTACACCACTACTATTTTCAGTGAAATTTACTTCAAGTTTGGGCTTATGGTGTTTACAGAATGGACAGTGATAAGCGTAATTGCCCTTAGATGTGGCTTTACCACTACCTAAAACAGAATTTACTATCGCAACTAGAGCTTGATTTATCATATAACTTATAATGTAATATCCTATATTTGGATAGCCAAGTCTTTAGGAAAAAACTTTCCCAATATATTATTGTTTACCCAACGTTTATCATCTGATAGTACATCATGTTCGAACAGGTATTTGGTCTCATAATATGTTAGTTCCTTAGATGAATGACATAAACGTAATATTACGCGCTGTAGTTTATCTGAGGGTATATTTTTGGCCCATTCCTTAACCTCGTCTGCTGAACCGTAATACGTTTTCCAGTTAGACTCTGTCACTACTTTTTTCTTGGTAGGAGTACGACCACGTTGTGTAGGTAGGGTGGCTAATTCTTTTTTACCTAGTTTCTTGTTGTTGGTGTTCTTGAATATTTTTTTGCCAATATACTGACGACCGTTTTCTAGATTAGTTGTCATATAGACGTAACCGTAATACTCATTTATATCGAATGTTGGGTCATTGATGAGATCCTCAACATACATTGGATTCATAACTTGTAACATAATTTACATATCTATATTTACTAATATTGTAGTGTCTGTAGTTGCGCTAGTCAGTAAAGGTTGGGATAATTTACCTACGGCGAGCAGATTTTGTGCTTCATCATATAAACCAACTGTTGTTACATATGGTGACCATTGTGAACTAGTTGTGTATGAATATAATGACCCACTTGTGTCTGATTGGAGTGTGGGATTGAGTGTGTAGTTAAACTCGTTTTCTCTGAATGTACACTTATATTGGGTCTCATATATAGTATAAGACGAGGAAAATGAGCATGTAATATTTGTTGATGATTGTATGTTTAGATAAGTATCGTCTGTTATCACTACCATACCTTGAGGATAAAATATATTACCTACTATAGTACTACCTGTTTTTAAGTTACCTTCACCATCATCTACAAATGAATATGTTGTGGCGTTTTCTGTATCATAATATCTAAGATAAAATGAATTAGGTTGAATATAATCTCCAAATAAACGAGATGGTATGGATACTACATTTATGGCTGACCAACTCCCTGTTGGAAAATTTTTAGCGAATGTTAATGTAGTCTGTAAGTAGTTATCATACATGCCAGGTGAAGGAGTAGTACCTACTAAAACATTCCCTTCAGTATTAGCACCAGGTATTAAACTTGATGAATTAGCAGAGTCACCATAACTAGAACTTAGATAATTTGAGTAATATAATTGCTGTATGGAATCATATACTAATTGTTCATCTTGAATTGATATATATCCTGTAGGATGTGATCCTGATACCCATGGAATAGTGTTGTAGTTTACTCCTAAAAATCTGTCTATACCAACTGTAGATCCAGTCATGCCTGAACCACTAAAGGCAAACGCTTTGTTTACCTCGAATGGTGTCACTATGACATCAGATGCTAAAAATTGTTTGTATGCTATCATTCATTAAAAATCAAGCTTAATTCTCACCAACGCTTCTTTTGTGAAGTTCTTAAGTAGTGGTCTAGATAATTTAGCTACAGCCAGTAATTCGTTTGTATCGTTATATAATCCAATTGTGGTGATATATGTTTGTGGGTTATTAATAAAGTATGGATATATTACCTCACCAGTTGAACCTGAAATGTATGATGGGTTTTCAGAGTAGTTGTATTCTGAACTTCTTGGTCTTACAAACACATAGTCTGATGTTATGGTTTCTTGACTATTAAGTGTGAATGAAGGTGATGACCCACTTATGGCTTTAAATAAACTAGCGTTTGGAGATACATTAGGTGTTACTGAACCTGATGAAGAACCACTGTATTGGAATCCTATACCACCGCTGGTTGCAAAATCAGCTAGTGCTAGTGGGTTTAAGATAATAGTACCTATATCTGGTAATAACCAACCATATGAACCTGAGTTCTTTGAGTAACCATCTGCTGTATTGGCGCTACCAATAGTGGCTTTTGCACCTTGAGAACCAGTGATAAGTTGGAATACTCTTCCTGCTTCACAGTATTGTACTGCAGAGACATAGTTACTATTATCTGTTAATGTTACAGAACCAGAACTGCCTGATAATTTTAATGCTAGTGAACCTAAAAATAAAGATTCTTTATATCTTGTTCTATCCATAGTTAAGGCGTAGAACTGTGATGACGTTATTGTACCAAATGTAAAGTTAGTATTTTCATCTCCTATCACTAAATCCTGCCATTGTCCAAATACAGTGGCTGTAGGTGATTTTCCATCAACAGCAGAGTTATAACATAAACTACCACTACCATCATTATTACCATAAGCGATAGCAAATTGTATAGCGGCAGCAGCGTCTGTAGATGCTGTTTGGTATACATTTAAGTAAAAGTTTCCTGACGACCCAGCTGCTTGGGTTGAGGATGTGAAGAATGTAGTTAATGTTGGACTCCCATTTGACCATAAGGTTGATGAAATGGCGTCTGAACTTACTACAAAATCTTCAGGGGCTAATCGACTGAATGCCATAATATTTTATGTTTTATTTTTATGATACTTTTGTTACAGTTACAGGGATAGATAATCTAGCACCACTATCTCTACCTACTACAGTTAATGTAGTATAAAGCGCAGTATTACTACCAAACAACGTGTTTACTGTTGTAGCGCGTAAGTTTATGGTAGTACCAACTACCGTTTTAGATACGCTTGTACCTAATGTTGTAGTGGTGTTTAAAGCGGTTGCTTGTGGTGTGTTAATACCTACACCTTCAAAGGTTTGCATTGTTCTAACATCACCTATAGTGGCTGTGTAACCGCTTGTTTCGTATGTATTTCCACCTAAGTAATTTAATGTTTGTGGAGTAATAGCTAATGACGCACCTTGTTTAATCACAATGGATGTATATCCTAAGTCAAGGATAGGCATCTTAGCAGTACCACGAGGTAATGTGATGAGTTTGTATTTCATCATCTGATTTTCTTGAGGGAACGCCTCAAGTAAAGGCATATTATCAATTGCTTCACCATAATATGCTGAACCAGAAGGATGATTAGGATTATATAAAGTGTAATCTATTTCATCGTCTGCTAATGCAAATTGTGTTATACGAAATGAACCATCATTTTGTGCCATTAATTGGCGACCTTTAGTTGTTAAGATGGCATCTACTGTTACTATACTGTTATTTAAATAGCCCAATTTGTAATGTTTTAATAGTTAACTAATATATTTAAATTTTAATTTTTCTTTCTTTGTCTGTTTAGCTCTCCCAGAAAGAATATTATCTATACTTGATGGTAAGATGTTATATTTTATTGATGCTTCTCGTATACTATTAAATATAGTATTATCGTTTATACATAATATAGGTATTGTATTTTTCCCTATCATTGACTTCTTCATTTTTTCTAATCTTTCGGGCGTATATATCCTATTACTTACAGCCTTTGACATTTTTTCTTTATGTTCTTTACTTTTAGGAACACCTTTATTTCTTGAAATGCCTTTACTGTTAGATGATATTTTATGTTTAGTTTCTTCACTTAGACTTCCTTTACCATTGCCTAACCTTAGATTTAAACCATTATTACCTAAAACACTATAATGTGTACCCCAATATATTTCACGCTCATCTAATTGATTTTCTAAACACTCTTCAATTACTTCAAATATATGATTTTCAGGACCATATTTTTTAAGAGAATTATATAATTTTGTTTGGGTTTTACATTTTAATGTTTTATAATTTTTTTCCCATCTCTTTTCTATATTAATACTTTGGCCAATATATATCTTCTCCGATGGAGAAACAATTTTATATATTCCTATTTTGACCATTTTAAATGTTTGTTTATTATAAATATATTAAGTTTAAGGTTTATTACCGTATGTTTTAAGAATGTAGTCTATATTTTCAGTTATCACTTTTTTAGGATATTGAGACAATATATAACCTTGTCCTGTCCCAGCAAAATTTAGACTTGGAACTCCATATATTGTTAAACCATTAGTTGGTGTGTCAGCTTTAGTTATTAACATACCTGTTGTGGCTATACTTGCTGAGTATCCTATTATTCTTGGTGTTGTAAGAGAACCACTAAAAAATGAACTAACATTGTATACACCCGAACCTGTTTTTAAAGTTATGTAAGCATAATTTGATGATGAGTAAGCTGATGCTATTTCAAACGGATAGCCATATTGGTACAAAGTAGATGATGATACTGTATATCCTAGCCCAGTTGTGGGGTTAGAATATGGACCACTTCCACTATATAAACTAACAAACCATTTATCTCCATTACTTAAACTATTAGATATTTCATTAACAAGAGCATTATAGTATACTGCTCCTACTATAGTAGATGATAGGTAACCATTATTATTTATTTGTGTTCCATAAATACCTTGACTATTTGAACTACTTAATACTACAGTTGGAATACCAGATTGATTTGGGGTAAAAGTTCCAGGCCATAGTCCGCTTGCGAAATAAGATTGGGCTGGTGAAGGTAAAATGTATTTAGCACTTGGTAATCCTAAAGCAGGATATGTTATGTTTAGTTGGTTTGGTAAACCACTTGTGTTAGAATATTGATATTGGTACGCCGTAGAACCAGACGGGAACATTTTGGCTAATAAATCGTAATATATGTCTGTTCCTGGTTTAATAATAGCAACATCGTCTTTTGTTTCACCTACCAAATATATATTACCCATATTTATTCCTCCACCATTGGTGTTTTCAGGATATCCTCCTCCTCCCCAATTCACCTCATATATACAACTATCTAAAGATTGTATCACAATATTTCCAGGTACTGGTATGCTTGGTGATGTAGAATCTCCAGGCCATGAGCCTGTAAATCCATTTACAGATGCTGTTACAAATTGGCTGGCACTTGTGTAAACGTTTACTGCTATAGCGTTTTGTTGTTTACCTAAATATCGTCCACTTATATTGGAGAAGTATGAGTAATTCCAAGATTGTACTTGGGCTCGTGCTGCTGTACCATTTAATATAGCGGCCTGGTTTTGGGCTACTATTGGACTGTTTGTAAAATCAACATCCATGTAAAGTGGACTAACAACATTTACATCAGCGTTATTTTGTAATACATTACAGTCACTGTTGTAGAAATTAGCGACTACATACGGTTCAAGTACTGTTATGTCGTAATTTGAGGGTTGTGGTGCTACTGATTGGGTGATAAGTAGACTAGCTGAGTATACAGTTGTGGTAGCTTGAGCAAACCCAGCATCTATTTGTACTATATATTGTGATCCCTCTATTGGAGTAAATGAGGCTGATGATATCCAATTACCTTGATATGTAGTAGGTCCTCCTGTTAATGCAGGAACAGGACTTAAATAAATATTATTTCCATATATTATATCAACTAATGTTATTCCTGGAGTAGGAGTAAGTGCATACATTATAGGAGTAACTGAAAAACTTACACTACACGTAACACTTAATACAGTATTTGGGGTATTACCTAATGTCCAATATCCAGATGATGCTGTAAAATAATTTAATACATTTGTATTTATATTGTAATTAGTTATATTAAACGTGTTAGCACCAGTTCCAGTAGTTGAACTACCAGACACCTTATAATCTAATATTTCTTGATCTGCTGATGATGTAACGTCAGTTGGTACAATAGTGTATAAGTAATATGTTGGGTACTCATTTATAGCCCCAACATTGTATTGTGTTACACCAGGAACGTCCGTAAACTTAATTCTAATGTCTGTTAAATTCTCTAGTTCAAGTGATTGGTCTACATTACCACTATCTAGCTTAGCGATCTTAATATATTTGACTCCTCTTGTATATGCGTTTGTTTGTGGCATTATTAAATTATTTTATATTATACTGCTCCTCCACCAGTACCAGAGTTATACGCTGGAGTATATAATGGGCCTGTACTTCCTGAATCCCAGTATAAATATATTTCTCCAGGATTTGGTGATGTGTTAGAATTTAAGAATACACCAAGGGCATTACCGGACCCAGATAATTGTGTGGATAAGTAGAATATAGGTTTGTATTTAGTTTCTACAGTATTGGCATATAAGTAAGGGCAATCACTTAATTTACCATCTTCTGCTGTTATTATCGAACCACTAAACTCACCATTGAAAAACTCGTTTTGATTGGATTGTGTGAATGCCACATTCCCAAGTAAACTTGGAGTTGTACCACCCCAACTTTGAGTAATATTAACATATAAATTAGTAGACGCCGTTCCGTTAAGTTGTGGTACTACTCCTCCTGAACTACCTGTTACTTGTTCTATTGGGAATGATTGGTATTGGTTGGATGATGTATATATTCTTTGATCATTTAACATTCCAGGAATACCACGAATTGAGGCTGTAATGGTAATATCTTCAAATGTATTTGGACTATTCCATGTTATGTTAGGATTAGACCCACTACCGTATACTGATTGTGTTGTGTTTATGTTGGCTTGTGGGGTCGGGTAACGATTACGTTCTAACAGATGCTGTTTAATTACTACACCAGATGCTAAATCAGTATGAGCAGGAATGAAATCCTGTATCATCTTGAATAACGAGTTGTCAAAGAACTTAATAAGTCTTACATAATCCAAAATGTTATAGTTAGAATTATATTTTTGGAAGTATAAGTCACGTAACGCATCTAACGTTGGGTAATGGGTATTTCTAGATGGTATATCTCTTGGATCACCAATATATTCTCCTATATTAAAATATCCAAATGTATCGTTTATATCGTCGTTTATCTCGTTCTGTGGTGAGAACGCTACCTCAATATAGTCAACATTGTTAGTGTAAGAGCCACTTATGGCCGGCTGTTGTTGAACAGATATGTATGGTGATAAAACATTTGCATTTGGTATATTACTGTCACTACTGCTGTATGGTAGTACTATGTTCTTGTTTTGTATCTTCTCAGACACAGCGTTTTGTATACCAACTGGTACTTGATCGTAAAAGAATGTCTCGTAATTACTAACAAATGAACCTGATGGGCTTATATAAGCTCCACTTTTTCCATAAGGTGAACCTGAATTAAAAGATGATGTAGTTATCCATGATCCTGTTACTTTAGGATGTATTGAAGTACTACCAGTATATAATTCCCCTCCTAATGGTAAACGAAATGCTAAGTAATCATATCCATTACCTACTCCATTTCCTTCAATAGAATATGGATTCATTATATAATCCTTAATGCTAGACTCATTTAAGGCTATATTTCCATAATAACGTATTTCTTGTATTGAGCCTTTAAATTGAGAATATGTTTTTGAATTATATGATATGTTATTTGGTAAAAATGAGGATGTTAAGGCACCATTCCATAAGGTATCACTAGCTACTCCAGACGCTGAAGCATAATATCCTAATTGATTTCCATCATACCCATCATATTGTATATTTCCAGCGTAAAAATAAGTATCATTATCTTGATTTATAGCGGTTACAGACCACCACCCCTCATCTAAGAATGGCAAATATAATGTTAAAGCATCACTTGGAATAGCTGAAGGATAAAATGTTAATTCTGAGTATAAGTTATATGGATTAGTAATTGAACCATTATATGATCCACTAGTTAATCCAGAACCAGTATATTTTAATACTATACATGGTTTATTTCTCCCATCATCTAAAACCCATAATGATTGTGATGGGTTAGAAAATATATAATCCGAAGACGAAACTTTAAATCTAAATTGTAGTACTGTTGGTCTATTATCTGTAGAATGCCATGATGAATCTAATTCCCAATTAGTTTGAATAGCTTGAGTAGATACTCCAGGTGATATATAATTGTAAGCGTAATTATATTCATCTTGCCAGTAATCCCAAGTGTTACTATTCTTGTCCTTACCTCCAAACTCATTAATACGTAATATAGTATCAGGTATACCATATAATGTAATTAACGCTCGTAATCCTTCAGGTGTACCTTTTTTCTTTAAAATATAAGGTAAGTTATGATATATACGTTTATATGTTTCAGCGTTAATATCAAATGTAGGATCTAATGACGCTGTAGATGAGGCAGTAACATAATTGTTTATATAATCTAAAAACGAACCAGTTAGTACAGGTAACGCTGTTGTAGTGTATGGTAAATTATATAAACTACCAGATGGTGTAATACCAAGTAAGGCTGAAAATAAGTCGTCTGTGGAGAAGTTGTTTTGGTATATTTTTACACCTAAATCTCTTAAAACATCAGCTACTAAATCCTTAGATACACCATAATCAACACGGTTATCAGCACTATACTTGTTTGTTACATCCTTAATATATACCCAAACACTATCAAAGTTTTGTCCAATCATGTCTACAAATAGCATGTATTGGTTATTATTTGGATCGTCTTTAAGATAAGAAGGTATAGCGTTAATTAAGCGGTCATTATTTTCAGAATCGTATGATGTGGCAATGGCAGATTGCGCTGTTAAGAATGCTAAACCATCAACAGAGTTTGCACCAGCGTTTATATAAGGGTATGTAGAGTTAGTCTTAGGCCATGCTGTACTTCCAGATTCGTAATACAAATAATACTCATATCCGTCAAACCCAGTTATAATCTCGTTTATTTTATTTAGCCAGATTGTATTACTAGATGAAATATATGTGTTTGTAGCACCAGGTCCTGCTATACTAGCGCTGTATTGGTATGAATCAATTAACGCTAATTTATAGTAAAAGTTCTCTAAACGTGTTTGCGCGGATGAGAAAAACACAAAATCAGAGTAATCTGAGTAATCTATGTTTATCTCTAATCCCTTCTCAGCCAATATACTGTTTATCTGGTATTGTAAACTACCTGTTCCTAACGTTGAAGAATTGGATGTTAAACTAGAGTATGTAGTATATGGAGTGGAGTTATTAATTTGATCCTTAACAGATATATTAGTGTTAGGACCTTTAAGTTGTATGTTTTGATCTAAAATGTCAAACGTTTGTGTTATACTAATATTGTATGCTACTGGATCTGCTATAGTTTCTACAACCCAACATTGTGATTGTATATCTAATGAAGTCGGTAACGGTTCATATAACTTAATAAGTACAGTAGGATCTGTTGGGTTGGTTGTAACATCAAGTAAGATGTTATTAGCTATAATGAGGTTATTGTCGCCAAAATCCAGGTAAAAATCTATAAATACACTACTACTGTTTCTATAATCTATGAATTCTTGAGTGCTAGAAATTAACTCGTCATTCGGTATAGTTGTAGTATTTAACCTTATTTCGGTTCTATCTGAGCTAATTTGGTCAATATAATATCGGTTTGTAGGACTAGATGCTAGACGATTTTTTAGGAAGTTATATAAGGTGTTGTAATTTCCTTCTTCATATCCTTGGCGTTTTAAGTCTGCCTCAGGGTCTATTACAATGTTATTGTCTATTAGTTTGAAATATGGATAACCAGTAACATTAGAAAATAATATATTTCTATTTAAATCATATATAAAATACTCAACATGGTCTACAGTAGGATCAAAACTCTCATACACATCAGTTGTAGGGATAAGATTAATATCCTCTGGTGTATATGTTTGAGCCTCAAATGTTTGAGGGTTAATAGATTGTATGTTAACTATTTCGGCCATATTACGCTTTTGTTAGGTCTAAGACATTCTGTTGTAAGTCTAAGTTTTCTTGTCTTAACTGGTTTATTTCTTCCAATAACGATTGTATTATTTCATCATTAACGTTTGTTGTAGCACCTATATAATCGGTACTGGTCTTTATAAGGTACTCATGAGAGTTTACTTCTCCAAATTTAGGTATAGTGAAGAATAACTGTTGGTAATATGTAAAGAACTGTTGTACTGATATAGGTGGGTTAGCGGTAGTATCCACAACAGGTTGAGTAAGTTGACTGAATGATGTGTCAATTACCTTCTCATACGAGTTCTTATTGAATGATGGTTTTACTAATGTTATTTGGTCTGCCATTACCCGTTTATGATTTTAAAACTATAGTTGTCGTTATATACCATTGTTGAACCATCGATTGTGGTTTTAATTAGTACAGTATAATATCTTTCGGTTTGTAACCCATTCATGTTTATATCAAAATAACTACCACTAACATCAGCGTTAAGTTGAGTAAATTGAGTATCAAAGTCTATTACCATCTCATTAGTATCTAAGTCCTTAATAGCCCAATATGACGCTGTAGGTAAGTAATAGTTTTGTGTATAAATAGATGATGTAGTCCATACTTGAGATGGGTATTCTGGTCTGGCATTAACCCTAAACCTATTTACACTACCGTTATAGAAGAATCCGGGATTTTGGGCTAACGTCACTACTGCTGGTAGAGTATTAAGTATAGTTAATGTAGATGAACCAGTATTCCAAGTGTAATCTCTCCATTTAAACGTAAGGCATGGTGGGTATATGGTGTGAGTGTCAACTGAGAAAAATTTAAGTTCTGGTTGGACATTTATATTATTTACAAATTCAGTAGCGTCAGACAATTTAACTATAAATCCATAATCCGCTATAGCACCAGTATACCAAGCTCGGATAATATTTGAGACATTCATATTAATATCCTTGTCACTAGAATAACTGAATATTTGTGATGCTGTGATAGGATATGTATTTGAATTTAATCTAGATGGAAATAATGAACCTGTATACCATGTTCCTCCCCCAGCGACAGCATAATTTGTATTAAAAGATCCTGTAACACATGGAGTATAACCAAATGTAGGCCAATGATTAGAACCAGAATAATCTAACCATACCCAGCTTGTTCCGTTAGATACTTCTGGTTCATCTAAATATTTACCAGTACCCATACCCCAATTTCCCGCTACTGGGTAACAATCTACTTGTGTGTTTAAGGCTAATCCAGTTTCAGTGGCTATAAAACATTGTAAGTTTGCGACCCAAGATGAAGTATCCATGAGTTTATTCTCACCTATCTTATTATCGATGATATCCTCTATTTCATCCATTGAAAATTGGACAAGAAACCTACTAACCTGTGGGTTACCATTATTTTCAGTTGCAATTTGTGTTTGGGTAGACTCAATAATCTCATCTAATCCTGTGTTCATACTAGGGAACATAGAATATAATGTAGCGTCTTGAGTTGGGAATATTTTATATACTGCCATGGTTTAATATTATAATGGTACTACTTTACCTTGTATGTCTTGGTTTGGATATTTTACTTCAAATATAGATGGATCAAATGATGGATATACAACATTAGCTGACGTGGCTCCTTTAATGTCGTAAGCGTAAGGACTATATCCTAAATTCTCACCTACTAAGTTTGTTATTTCTACTGTTTTAACTGTTTGTACACCCGGTATCTTACTGAGTAGAATATATAGTTCTCTTAATATAATGGGTTGGTTAATTTGCCAATTGTCTATAGCAAAATATGTCTTAAGAGCATCAATACATTTGATTAAGACCTCGTTATTATTGTAGTTGGGTAATACAATTATCTCAAAATTAACACCTATATTAATAATAAAGCCGTCCTTAATATTAACAGCATCACCAATCATTCTATATTGTGATAAGTATGTTGTTAAATTTTGTTTGAGTGCAGATGTTGCTGTGCGTAATGTTTTATCTATATTATAACTCAATATATATAAGTCTAATACTGAATTAGATTCTCCAGCTGAAGATAAAGCATCTCGTTTGGTTGGTTCGATATATGCTTTAGATATAACACCATATTTAGCTGGCATAGATAGTGCTCTTACTAAATAGTCATCTTGTGTTACATTACGTAATTGAGAAGCAAAATTAGCCATTGAGTTTTGTCTAATTTCCTCAATTGTATCTCCATCTCCACCTCCATCAGCGGCAAACGGGTTAGTCACAGCTAATGAATTATATATACTATTGGCGGTAGACGCGTTTAAATTAATGTTTAAAAATGTCGGAGTTGAGTTTAATGTATTTAAAGTATTAGCGGCTACGTTTGCTGTAACACCACCACCGGTTAAATATCTTACAGTTAATGTTGTACTAGATGGAGCAATGCCATATGTTTTGGTAAATAAGAAATTGGACGGAGAATATGCGGTTGTAAGTTTAGTTTTTTCAAATGGTAAACCTATACCTACATTATTTGGATTTGGTGTAATTTCTTCATCAGCATCGTTTACTGTACCTGCTCCAAACTGGAATTGTAGTGTTGTTGAGTTGAGGAATCGTGTTACAAAACGACGTTGTTGTTTTTCTAGTTTAAGAAGATAAGGAGCGTTTCCTTGGTTAATATAGTAATTTGGATCGTTAGGATTAGTATTTTTAACAGATGTATATACCATTTCTTGTCCTAAATGATCTACCTCATACCACTGATTTCCGTCAGTATCAAAAACATCTAACACACCTATAATTCTACTATCATTTAAATCAACTGTCGCGAATTTTTGTGGACTACCAAAACTAAATGACGTTGTGTTTATGGTCGCGGATATAGCTTTTCTACTCTTCTTAAGTAAGTAATATGTTGGGTTGCCACTTCCGTCTACAGAATATATTGTAACGTCAGTAGGATCTTGAGATGAGGATACTGTAAAATCCACTGGATCCTCTACTAAGAATGTTGATGTAATATTAGTTAATGTAGATGATACAGTAGAACTCGCTGGGATAAATAAGGCATAGTCATAGTCTGGTATTCGCTCACTACCTGATAATTTAGATGGTACTTGTTGGTAAAAGTCAACCTCAGTGACTGCTACTTGTGTTACGTTTGGTTTATAACCAAACATATATGCTAATTCAAATAAGTTATTTGTCTGGCGAGCGTACTGTAAGAAATTTTCTTGGAACTGGTTGTCTAGGTAAAAAGATAAAACATCACCTACATAAGCTGCCATTTCCATAAACATCATACCAGGTGATGTAGGACTAAAGTCATTATATGTGGTAGGAAAATACGTTTTAGCATAGTCTATTAAACTAGCCCTTAACTCGGTAAAGTCCTTGTTTATATATTTTATATCTTTTTTAGTATTGTTATTAGTGGCCATTATTGAAAGCTAATTTGTAATTGGTCTGAAATGCCAGTGTCTACTATATTGTATTTTAATGTCATCGTAACTTCATTATAGTCTGGTGATGAGGTTATCTCTAATGACACTACTATAACGTTAGGGAAATATAAGGCTATCTTGGATTGTACATCTTGTTTTAGACCTTCTAAATTTCCTGTTGTGATTTGCTCAAATATAAATGCTCTTAAATTAGCCCCAAATGTAGGCGTTAAATATATTTCACCAGTATTGGTTAAGAAATAGTTAATGAGATTATTTTTAACGGCTTCCTTGGTTGTATAATTAGGCTGGAATACGTTTGGAGCGTTAAATGGTAAATTCACACCAACCGCTACTCCAGGTTGTGTGTCAATAGGAAATATTTTTTTAGCCCCAAATGCCATTATTTATTCATTAATCCCATGATTTGATCTAATCCTAATTCACCTTCAGGTAACTGTCCATTTAGTGGGTCCATTGGGGCAGGTCTAAAAGGTATATTTTGTGTTGTGGCTACACCTCCACTCTGCATATCCTCTAATATATTACTAAACATAGCTCTACGTTCAGAAGAAGATAATTGTTTAGGTTGTGCGACATGTGGTTGAGCATAAGTATTAGGTTGTACTGTTTCTGATACTACAGTTTTAGGGGCCTTTACAGCCTCTAGTAAGATTTCACGTAATTCCTCTTGGATTACTTCTCTTACTGATTCTTTAATAATTTTTTTAAATTTGGTAATATCCATATGTTATAAATATTAAGGTTAATAAGCTTTTAAATTATCTCTATCAATTATTAGTTTAAGTTCATTAATTAGTAACTCATCTTGAGTTGTGAACGATAATTCTGTTTGGATTAATATAATACCACTTTGATTCTTACCCACAGCTCTCTTACGGGTTACTGTTGGGGTGTATGGTACCTCTTCAATTTCTATCACAAAACCAGCGTATGTTATATTATTTTGTGTTTGTTCAGCCTTTGTCTGTAATGCAGCTATAGAAATTAAATTAGGATCTATTGGAGCTAAACTAGATGTTAAGTTAGCGTTACATTGTTTAATTTTAGTATCTATAGCCGTTAAAATAAATATGATAGTTTGAATATAGCCATTTACAATAGATATAGCAAGTGAGGCTGCCGCTATTGAACTGGATATTTTAGGTAAGCGAGGTGTACCATCTTTCTCAAACAAGAGTTTCATTATCACATCCTCTAAATCACTTAATGACGATGCTATAAAACCAGGTAATCCAGCTGTACCCCCTGGAAATGCTTTGGCTGCCGTAGAGGTGATAGTTTTAGTTTGTTTTATAGCGTCTACAGCGGTTTGACTTACTTCAAGGAATGTATTTAAACCAGTTACTGCTTTAGTTAGAGTATCTAGTTGTTTACTGGTTCTATTCAGTTGTGCTATTAAAGCGTTACGTTGTTCTAGTAATAAGAGTAATTTAGGATTAGTTGGACACCCATTTTTGGATAGTACTTTTTCTCTTATATTACCTAATTGGTCTTGGGCTATAGACGCTCCTAATTCTTTAGCTATATTAAGAGCAATTGGAGTAAGTACAGTGTATATTTTTTTACCTATGGTTGTTATAGCTCCACTTAACTTAGCACTACCTTGTGGTTTTAATGAATTAGGTGTAGCATTTTGGATTGAGGATAAGTTAACGTCTAATATCTGGTTAGAGTCACTTTTTATCTGCTCAGCCGCTTGTTTTCTTATATTTTCTATATCTAAAGGAGAAGCCATTATACTGTTTTGACATATTTTGATTTAGTGTTATCTAAATTACTACTAATTTGATTTAATGTTGTAGACAATTGAGACGCCACAGCATTTAATGGAGCTAATGGAGTACCAGCTGGTGTTCCAACTAATGTACTACACACCTGCATGAACGCTTGAAGATTTTGTATTAGTGTTTTTAGTAATTCAACTGTTGTATCACCTAATAATACAGACTCAGTAGCGTCTTTAGATCCCAGATAAACGTTGGTTGATTGTATGATTGTATCAGGTGCGTCAATATTAACTGACGTTACCGCGTTTAAATTAATAGATTTTTTGGAACTAAATAAAATATGGTCTTGGGTGGTATTAAATACTAATCGTCCTGAATTTAGTATAAGTTGAGGGCTATTTGAGTATTCTTTAGGATTAGTAGGTGTATCTGACTTATAACTTACGTAACTTGTGCTTGATGCATCCAGTGGAATTTTTTGTGTACTTGTACTGTATATAGAGGATAGGTCTTTATTTATATCCTCAGTAATAGGAATCCACCCTTCTTCACTTGCATCTGTTGGTTGACCGTTACGTAATATGATTATTGGGTCACCATTTGTACCTGTAGTTGACCAATTATTTTGGTTGTCTTTAACAGTTGAACCAAAACGTATACTATTACCCCAGCGGCCCTCTTGTATAATATCTCCTTCAAATGGGAGTAATGGATGTATGTTGGGACGTTCTTTAAACGTTTGCCCTAAATATATTTCAGTACTTTGATCTGTAACCCGCCTAACACTTCCTCGTTGGGTTTGAGTATAATCTTTTGTTTGAGAAGGAGATGCTACATTTGGATTCTCAGGATAAGCATTATGGTGTGGGTGGTTCCATAATGAAACTAAATTAACATAATAAGAACGGGTTGCATTCCATGTTAAACCTATCCCAGTACTTGGTAATGAAATTAAAAATACAATTTCATTTATAAGTGGGTAGTTCTTTGTATTAGGATATAAAGGATATGCTACTGAGTAGTTACCAGATGTGGCATTTTGTGGATTATTTACTGATTGGAATTCTATAGCACCTAATGAATTCCACTCGCCTAATTCTTTAAATCTTGGGTGGTCTTTAGTAAGTACTATACTTTTAACACGAACTGGAGTAATTTGATTCCCTAAAGCAGATATCATCTGAGCCAAGTCAGATGGCTGTTGTGGGTTTTGAGTCTTATTAAAAGATGGAAATCCGTACTGAGTAGCCATGATTATTTATCGTTGAATTTTTCTATCTCAGCCAGTAACTGTGCTTTTTCTTCTTCTGAAATACCAAGACCTCCGTCTTCCGATGTATTATTTATGGCACGTTGCACAATGGTAGCCATTTTAATTAGTTGCTCGTCGTTCTTAACACTTATTTCTAAGTATTCCTTAATTAACGGAACTATTAAAGTGGCATCACCTATGTCGTTTATAAGAGGTTTTAACTCAGATATAAGCGCAGATATTTGTTTTTCTTTCTTTTTTTGGTTGTCATATATTTCTTCTAATACATCACTGAATTTCTTCTTACCAAAAATTATGGTATCTAATGAACTCATACATTTTACTTTTGGTTATAAATATAACACCTAAAAGTTTGTATAGCCGTGTTCTAAATAAAATATATACTTTTTCTTAAATATATCATATAACTCATCAGCCACTTTAGTGATTTTAGATGTTTTTACGTCAATCATCTCACGAATGTATATATAAAGTGCTTTCTTATTAAACACGTCTAAACTATCACGTTTACGGAATAACTCTAAAATGGCGTCGGCTATTTGGGCTTCTAGTTCCTTAGGGAACAATTCAAATATATTAGTCGTACAATACTCAACATACTCATCTATAAATCTAGATAAATTACTATCAGCCACTGTTGGTTTAACGTCATCTAACTGGTATGAAAATTTCTCATCCTCCTCAATAGAAGACACTGGAGATGTATCTACACGCTTCTTATAATTGGTCTGGTTAGATAATATTAGGTAACGTTTTGCTATAGTCCCAAAATAAGAGAATGCCTTAGTACCCTTGGATTGATCATATAAATGTAATTTACTGAGTAAGAATGTAATTACCTCATGTTGTAAATCTTCTATATTATCTACTTCAGTATAATAAAATTTGAACGTGTGAATTATATTTTCCGTTAACTTAAAAAAAGCGTGGTGTATCTTTTCATTATATAATCTATTACGTTCCTCCATATTATTACTAGAAACATACGCTACAATAGCGTCCTCTGTTTCTTGAGTAAAGTATACATTGGAAGATTTCTTCTTCCTCTTCTTAACCTCTAATTCCATTTATTGTATATTCTTAATATTAAAAGAGTCTAATACTTCTTGTATTGACTTCAACTGTTCAAAGAAAAATCCAACTTCGTCATCACTCTCAAACGTTCCCTTAGTGTCTATTTCCTTAACACGTTTACTAGAATGCCCTATAATATCAGATAATTTATTTAAATAAGTCATATATCCGCCTAATATCCTAGTTTGACTTTCTAACATATCTTCTAACTTCTCATTTTTACGTAATAGGTTATAAGTTGTATACCCTAAAATTAATATAAGCGCGAATAAAACCACTATTAGTGTAATCATATATTATCTAGTAAGTTTTTTAAGCCCTCGGATTTTACGCTTCCTAAAGCCTTAGTTTTAGTTGTTTTATTTTCTTTGTTCGACCCCAATGTAAAATTCTTCTTTGGCTTCTCCACGTTCCCTTTAAACTTAGGTAACCATTCAATCTCAAATTCAATCCTAGCAGCCATTAAATCAGCCTGATGTAAGATATAAGGTAAAGATGTTCTTGGTTTTTGCTCTGGCATAAACGCAATTAAGTATTTCTTATTTGCTTCATCATATAAACCATCGTGGGTTTGTATAGCTAACATTTCGTTAAACGTATACTTAATATCATGAGCCTGGAGCATATATAATCCTCTATCTGGCACTGAAGAAAATGCTAGGCGGTCATTAAACATATAATCTTCTCCTAATTTATCCTTACGCCATTGGTCCGTCTGAGGAATATAAGATTCATATTGCTCATCCCCCATTTTACCTAGATCGTGATTTATGGCTGAAAATATTAGTTCCTCCATAGTATAAGTAGAGTCATCGACTCCCATTTCAACCCACACCTTATTTAATTTAATTGCACAATCTACCACACGTAATACATGATCTATATATCCTCCAGGGAAAGCACTGTGGTATTCTTTCTTATGTGCTGCTGGCATAAGCATAAGACGTTCCGAATATTTCTCATAAAACGCTTTTAACTCAGACCTACGAGGTTCTGAGATATAAGTGTCTATACGTTTCATTAATATACTCCAGTTATCCTGGATTTGCTCTGCTGTTAAACTCATAACTTATTAGTTTTATTAGATGGATGTATTTAATTCATTCCCAGTTCTAGGCTCATATTCAATGTAGGATTTAATTTCCTCAACTAACTGTTTCATATGTTCAGTTACCTCTAGGAACTCACTAACGTCTCCACCTCGTTTTAAAACGAAGTCTAATTTAGTTAAACCAGATTCTAATTTCTCTAGTTTAGCTCTAACAATTTC